CAGCACCAGCACCAGCACCAGCACCAGCACCAGCACCAGCACCAGCACCAGCTCCAGCTCCAACCGTGCCACCGATAGTAGGCGCAACCTTGGTCGCAGTAACCGTAATCGGCGTAAGAGCATTTGCTCCAGTTGCTAGGCCGGCTGCATTAGCGCCAGTAAATCCACCAGCCAGCGAGCTACCAGCGCCAGCAATGTTTCCAGATGCCAGCGCTGATCCTGCTCCTGTTACGCCAGCCCAAGCAGAGCTTATGCCGGCTTGCGCCCCAGCAAAAAACCCACCGCCACCAGCACCCAGCCCCCCAAGTCCGCCCATAAGGGCAGCACCTCCGAAGTAGATGAGCGCAGCGGTAGCGATGATTTTGAAAAACTTAGAACTGGTAACCTTTTTGACTACCTTTTTTACGCCTTTGACAACGCCTTTGACAACCTTGCCAATAGCCTTGCCGACCTTTTTAACGACCTTGCTCATGTTTGACCTCGCACATAGGTGCAATTCATAGATAAACGGGAAAACCCAACACGTGCCAATAGCTTCAACAGCCTTGGATCTGCCTCGGGTTCTAATTCAATAACTGCGATTTTGATGACCGGACGGGATTTGACCCAGCGGCCAAACTCGCGGAGGAGCTTGACGCCCTCTCCTGGCACTCTGGTGTAATAAAGCATCACGCTGCATTGCTGGCGCTCGTACCAAAAAGAACGCTCTGACATAGCGCCAACGGCGGCGACTACCTCGCCCTCTATCTCTGATACCCAGACAAAATGCTGATTGCCGGCAATAGCTTCCCGTGCCGTGTCAGCCATTGACTCACGGCAGATGCGAACGGGAAGTGGGTTTTGATTAACTGACTCTACTGCAATATCGACAATCGCGGGCACATCTGCCGGCGTAGCCTTCCTGATCATCCAGATTGTTTAACCTCTTTAAGGCCCGCCGCCGACATCAGGGAATACCCCCGCATCTCTTAGACTCTGTAGATAACGTCTATAGGCCTCGTCTTTTGTCAGTATGTCACCGTCATAATAAACTTGACCACCCCCCCTTTGGGTTGTCATTTGCTCTATAAACTGGTCTTGCGACAGCACGTTTGGGGTAACGGTTGAGCTGTTGCCAGAGTCAGTTCCGGTGCCTCCACCTTCTGCGGTAGTTTGGCCTACATACGTCCAGCCAGCGTTCGGGGCCATAAAGATCTGCCCGGTATTCGGATTAACAATTGGCGTTACAACAGTTGCATACTGTTGATCGTCAGAAGGTGGAACGGCCCAGTTCGGATGGCCTGTGCCAATCCAGACGCCATCATCATCGTAGTTGGTTGCCGCGTTCGTCTGCTGAATGGAAGTCACGTTGGCTTGTATAGTGCTAAGTAACTGCGGCATCGAGTTAGCAGAATTCAACAGGTTTGTGATTGCGTTCTGCTTCTGAGCCGCAGTGAGATTAGGATCAGCGTAAATTTGAGCAACGCCTTCCATAGTCGAATACATGATGCTGGTAGCTGTCTGAGCGTTGGAGTTGTAATACTGAAACTCGAGTTGCAGTGCGTTCTGAGCAGTCTGCCACTCTTGTTGATTGCTTTGCGCCCATGTGCGGAATGCAATCTCCTTGTCAGCAATTAACGTTTGCGTGGCTCTATCAAGCGCACTTTCTATGCTAATAAACGCCTGTTGGTCATCTTGCATTGTAGTCTGGAACGCTTGCTGGTCATCTTGCATTGTAGTCTGGAACGCTTGCTGGTCATCTTGCATTGCAGCCTGGAACGACTGTTGGTCATCTTGCAACGTAGTCTGCAGAGTTCTATCGAGGGCGTTTTGACCGCCCTGGAAGGCAAACTGGTTCTCCTGCAACGCAGTCTGCAAAGTGCGATCTAAATTATTCTCTGAGCTTGTAAAGTCAAACTGCTCATCTTGCAGCAATTTACGCAGCACCCTATCCGCTTCGTTTTGCTCCGCAGTAAATGCCTGCTGATCGTCCTGCAGCAATCTAACTTGCTCTCTCTGCAAGAAGTTCTGAATCGCTTGGTTAGCTGCCGCCGCATTAAACTGCCCTGCCTCATTAACAGACTGGGCGTTAAATCTGTTGGTGGTGTTTTCCTCGCCAACATTAAACATGCTTACGTTCGTGCCGAGCTGGGCATCCTGCAAGCCTGCTGTGTTTTGCGCTTGCTGGTTGGCTAACGCCGCTTGCGCGTAAGTGTTTGCATCCTGAGCCGCAATCTCGCCTGCTCGAGAGATCGCTGCTTCTTCAGCAGCTTGAGCGGCAATAGACGAATTCAGTAACCCCCTCTGGTTTGCAAACTGCAACCCGGACGTTCTAGCACGTTCGATATAAGGATTGTCACTTGCCAGAAGATTATTGATCCTGTTCTCTACCAGCTCATCTGGCGAGATCGTCCTGGTGGCTACTTGCGCGTCTTCTGCGTTAGCGGCTGCAGAGTCTTCCGCTTGCGTAGCTTCATACGTCTCAGTGTCATCTCTCGCATCCTGAGTGCTGCCCTGCTCGCCTGTGCCGACATTGCCAGAACCGGGCTGGCTATTGTTATTTTGGCGAGCTCTAAACGCGACTGCCGCATCAGAGTTATATATCTCCTGATAGATTTGGTCTAGCGACTTGGCTTGAGATTGAGCATCTCCAACGTAAGAGGCTATTTGCGATGGGTCGCCTGCTTCGCCGGTCAAAGTAGTGAAGTAGTTGCTGACTTCGCTGTTAGCTCTACCCCCAAACTCTGGTGATATAAATATGTTGTAGCGCACATCGTCTGCGGTAGCGCCGGCCATTAAACTATTAACCCAATAATCTAGGCCATCTTGCAGAGGTGCTCTTCCAAGTATCGATTGATATAGACCAGTGACGTAACTTACAGCCTCGTCCTGAGTCATGCTGGGTTGAACAGGATTGAGAGGATTGCCAGGGTCAGGATCATCAGTCACGTTAGTATCAGTGGTAAGCGAAGAAGCGGCAAACGCCTGGCCTTCTGGAGAGTTAGCGATGTTCCAACGGACATCGTCTAAGTCTGCACTCCCATCTAAAACAGACTGCGTCCAGTAATTTAATCCCGCCAGCTCTGAATCGCGGCCAAGATAATCCAGATACATTTGATTAACCAGGGCGTTAATCTCCTCCACGTTAGTATTAGTGGTAGGCAAACCGCGAGAAGTTATTGCGGGAGAAAGCCACTCTGGCTCCGCCTCCATCGTTTCTTGCTCAACCTCAGTAAGCCCTGGAAGAACCCCGCTTGAGGTTTGGTTCCATGCCTCTCCGGTATTGGGGTTTACTCCGATCGTATTGCCGTCGTAAGCCATGTTGTAAATAATGTCGCTTGGGCCTTTAGCCGCACCATCTAGAGCCTGTAGCCCTATCTGTCCGAAACCATTATCGACTGCTTGATAGTCTCCTATAGAAGTCGAGAACACATCGCCAACAGACAAGGCTTGCGTCGTTGGTGCGTTGTAGTTTATGTCCTGTCCCATGCCGGCTGTGTTGCCAATACCGCCTACCGCGTCGCCGAGTTGACCCGCAGCGTAGTCTGGATTTGCGGCGTTGGTAGTGCCTAGTACCGGGCCACTGTTACCGATCGATGGGTTGGTAGGGTTTGGAAGCAAGCCTGCCTGCCTGTCGCCCGAGGACGAAGCACGAAATCTTTTTGCCTCTGGAGAATTAGCAATAGATTGGAGTATCGAATCCATACTGCCGCCAGATGACGCGACCCCACTGTAATAATTCAATCCACCTTGATCTGGCTGTCTACCCAAATATTGCTGATACATCTTCGCAATTTCTGTCTGGGTGTCACCCATGCCAGTCATTCCCGTTATCGCCATCGGGTGCTCCTGTTAATTTTGGATTTCACAAATAAATTCATGCTTGAAACCAATATAAAGTTTGTGGTCGAGCGGATCCCTCCCCATTAGCACCAGGGGATGTCACATATCTCATAAAATTATGCCGGGCTAATTGGCCAGGTAATCGTCGCAGGGAAGTCTGCTTGCTGCGGTACGTCTCGAAGGTCTTGCCGGTAGGATGTCATCTCATCACTCATAGTGACATCAGACAGACCGAAATGATCTGTCTCTCTCAGTAATTCATCGCGCCTAGTGCGCTCTGTTGAAGCCAGGGCGGCAGTATCAGCGGCAACCTTTGCGTCAATTTGCTCTTGGACAGTAACGGTGCTTCCTTCTCCATCCTTGTACTCTTTGAACATATCTTGCTCTGTCCATGCGTACACCCAATTATTAGCGGCATCCTGCTCTACGCCGTCGCGTATTACGACCTTGTAGTCACCAGAAGGCTCTGGTTGAGGTGCTTCTAGCACTGGGTCAATACCTAGACCGTCACAGGTAGCTTCAGTCCAGACTTTAGGCAAAGATGTGTTGGGATAATCGCTTCGGATTTGGCCTTGAGATTTAACCTCACCCGTTGATCGTACTCTGTATTCAGACATAGTTGATAATCCTATGCTATTGCGTAAAAAACGTATGTGCTTCCGTTGGTATTAACGACAGACTGTGAAGTAACTTTAAATCCACTAGAGTCAGGCTTAATAAAACTGCCTGTAACTTGTGCATCCGAATCGTTTAAAGCCAAGTAAGGGCTAGAAGAAGCAGTAATGCCTCGTACAGTATCAAACGCAAAAAAACTCTCCCCGCCTGATCCCATAGAATTATCTGCCCGTTTAATCAAGACATATCTAGCGCCCGCAGAAAAACCACAATCTACAGTAAGCTCACTGCCTGTACCTGAGTATGTTCCTATCTTGCTAATACCCGGAACGCTTGCAAATAAATACATAATGTAGGAATGGCTAGAGTTACTAAACTGAGAAGATACTGATACCACGCTGTTAGTGGGTGATGTGTTATTCCAAGTGCTTAGGCTGGTGTTGAGGCCAACGTATTTCTGATCTAGGCCGTAGTAGCCATACTCTGTGCCTCCTGCATTTAAATATATCTCCCAATTTGCACTTGAACCCCTGTTTTTAAGCCATATCATCTCAGGTGATACGGCTAAGTTATGGGCAACAGTTCTTGCTGATCCCGTTCCGTTGTAGCAAACAACATCGTGATAGCCCGGTGCTCGTCTCCATGACCACCCAATATGACTATGTACGTTGTAGCTCCAGCCGTCCATGTAATCCATCATGGCGGCGGCACCCTTATTGGCTTCAGTGCCAGTTGTAAAATCCAACCTTCTGGGTTGAGTTAGCCTTGTCATAATGTCGAAATCTGAGGTTGACCCATAGATTCTAAAAATGCCCATATCCACTGGGAAACCTGTGTCAAATCCGGGGTCGGTATTTGCCCCTAAATCAACATTAAACAACTGCGTAGCCGCAAACTCTGATGCTGGCTTGTGGGGTCTACGGATAGCCATGTAGATGTAGGTTTGACTATTTTCGTTGTATCTAGCACTAGTATGCGTAATGTTAAAGCCTGTTGCTGTTACGTCTATGGCGGCATAACTACTGTATTCTTGAGAGCCAGAAGCGGGTAGTAGTTCAGCGTCATTACCACCGACAGGCAGTCCTCGCATATTGTCGTGGATAATCCACTCTTCAGCCGACCCTGTTGCCTTTTTAAATAACAGCCACTGAGGCTCAAAACCAAGGTCAACAGTCGGGCCTGTAGAGCTTCCGTTGCCCGTGTAACTCCCACACTTAATGATGGCCTCGTCAGAGTTTGTGCCAAAGTCTTGGGCATCATGGGCAAATAAGTAGGCTACATAACTAGCGCCTGAATCATTTGTTTGACCTGAACTATTTTGCCTTAACGAAAAATGTGCAGAGGTTTGATTGGCGGCTGTTTGAAAGCCACTATAACCACCAAAGTTAGCAGATTGATTTAAAAACCCACTTTGAGCCGCATAAATACTATCGTCAGGCAAACCTCTATGCCATACGAACCAATTTCCTGTATCACTTGATGATGAGCCTAGTTTTTTAACGATAATCATCCCCGGCGCAGTACCTAAATTATGTGAAATTTCCCTCCACTGAGGTGAGCCGCCAGTTGTGTTACCAGTTCCAATGTAGGTAACAATGTCGAAAAAACCTTTTTGTTTGCGAAATGTCCAAGCCACAGTATCCTTGCCACTTCCGTTCACCTCACTACCGCCTCCCACTGTAAAGCCGCTAGAAGTAAATCCCGTTAGATATGTAGATTCAGTTCTTTCTCCGTATTGACCATCACTGCCAGACCACAATACTTTAGTGGCTCCTCGTTCAGTGTCTGTCCAAATATGGTGACTACCTGTTTCTCTATCCTTAATCCATACCAAACCACCTTCACCAGAAAGGTCGATGTTGTTTGTTATGGTTCGATTAGCGCCAGTGCCTTCGTACACAAACGTCGAAAACACATCATCAACGTAAACAGGGTCACCACCAGCGCCGGCAGCGGCCTGGTGTAAAAGTCTATTAACGCTCACGCTATTGCTTGGCCCGCTGTAAAGCCGTACCAGGTAGTACCACCGTCATGGGTGTAAAACACAAACTGATCCACAGCAGATGCTGTAGCTGTCAAAGTGGGCGCGGTAGCCGCAGGCCAATCAACCGCTCCCGGCCAAGTGACTGTATATCCAGAAGCACTACCGTCTTGAATAATTTTTAGAGAAAACCCATATGCGGTGCCAGATGCCGGAGGGTTACTAAAGGTAAAAGTGGTATTTTCAGTAAGCGTATGACTAAACACATTACCCGCTTCACAATTAACCGCTGTTGCATTAGTAGAGCTGGTAGGAGCAACATAAGTTTCATTGTAGCTATCAACCAGCATCTCGCCGGTGATGTTTACGTCACCTGTAAATGAGGTGCCGACCTTCGTATTTAATTGAGACTGGATACCTGACGTTACGCCGGCCAAATGATTGATCTCTGTGGCACTCGCAGTTACGCCGGTAATCTCCGCAAAGCTGATCTGGCCGTCCGCCAGGACGCCACTGCTTATCAGGTTGGCAAAATCTCGTGCCCTGCTCATATGATTACTCCGGTTGTGTGGGCCAGGTGATGGTGTCGGGGAAGCCGGCCTGTGCCGGGACGTCACGCAGCGCCTGTCGATAAGTGGACATATCTGTGCTGACCGTCTCGCCAAGCTCGAGCGACTTAATCACCACCCAGTCAGTTTCAGCCAAGAGCAAATCTCTTTTGGCTCGCTCGACAATAGAAAGATTTGCCTTGCGCTCAGCAATGTTCTCGTCTGAATCTGCAACAACAGCTTTAACGCAAATGACTTTCTGATTCTCAGTATCGACAGTCAGCGTCTCTTCGCCATATTGCTGGTCGATATCGAGCTCCGGGGATTGATCGTCCTCCGGCCACCAGCCCGCCTCAGATACGCCAAGAGCAGGATCCGTCCAGGACAAATCAGCAAGCGCTTCTTGACTGACGCCCACGAGGAATACTGGCACTGGCTCTCTAGTAGCCGCGCCACTCTCTACTTTAATCATTAGAAATTACTCTATTAAGTTGAAAGCGAAGGATTGAAAGTTGCTGTAGTTTTGGCTGAGAACAAAAGCGTCGCCGTCGAATATCAAATTAAACGTTTGGCTTGAGTTCATGCTGTATAAGCTATTTAACGTCTTTGGGACACCTTTCTCAAACCAGGTAGAAACACTCCCAGTGTCATAATGCTGTACGCCTTTGAACAAATATCCTCGGTTAAATTTACTTCCAAAAACATCATTCCAAGACTTTGATGTAGTGCCGAACTCGTTATTCCTGGAGGCGTATTCAATGTCGTTATCGTAAGACCGCCAAACCATTCTCCCATAAATTGGGTTGATACCCTCATAGGCATGATTTCTTAGATAAATAGATCTTCCGCTATAAAAAAATGTCTGACCTTGTTTGCGATAGCTGTAATTTCCAATAGCAGTGTGCCAGATTTGCCCAATGCCTTGGCAATCAAAACTGCTTGATCCCTCTGGCATCGATCTATCGCGAGGCATCATAAATCCAACCTCTTCAGCGGGAGTTGTGTGAAGCTGCTGAAGACCGGCATCGTATGAGCTAACTTCGCCCCGGTCATAATAAACCTTGCCGATAACCATATAATCGTCCCAGCCCGTGCCGGTCGGTATGGTCACACTGACAATTCCGTTCTGGAGGTGATATTGCCAATTATCGACTTGCTCGTTCACTTGCTTGAGTTCGAACCCGCCACCGCCACCGCTAGTCGATGGTTTCGCCAGGGGATTGCCAAGCTGATTGCCAAGCTCTGTTACAGACATACTTTAGAAGTCCATATATTCAGCGAAAAAGATCAGGCCATTGCTGTGCGCTACTTTGTTGCCTACATACAGCTTGTCGCCAGCCGCTAGGCGCAGAGGGTTTGCCTCAGAGATTGTTTCAAAGCTGCCTCTGGTAATTGCTTGATAGGTATAAATCGACTGAGCTGCGGCTACTGCGGAGTCAATCAAATACTTATTAGACCCACTGTCGGAGGACGCCCACAACATAATGTTGGAAACCGAGATGTTTCCAGATCGCGGCATAAAAGTTATCGAGGTGACTAAGCACCCGTCACTGCCGGCAGTTAGCAATTCGATAACATTGCTTGGGCTGGTGCTTTGCTCATTAGAGGTTGCCTGCGTCGTAACGGCGAAGGCAGTTTGCGGTGTTTGCGAAAAAGGCGCAGTAAACGTCTTTGCCATGATTAAGGTTCCTTATGACTGAAATGAAAGTACGGTGGCTTGAACGCTTGCTAGAGAAACACTGCTATCCAGTTGCGTTTGTATGCTCGAGGTCACACCGCTTAGATAGTTAATCTCTGCCGTTGTCGCGGTCACTCCATCGAGAATATTGAGCTCTGACGCTGTAGAGGTCACACCGTCTAAAATGTTCAGCTCTGCTGTCGTTGATGTGACACCATCTAAAATGTTGAGCTCTGCCGTGGTCGCAGTGACGCCATCTAAAATGTTCAGCTCAGCCGCAGTAGCGGTCAGGCCAAGGTTGAGTAAGGCAGTCGCTGCGCTGGTGAGATCGGACAGGTTGTTAGTCTTGGAGAGCGCGGTAGCTACGCTGAACGTACCGTAGGCAACAATCGACACCAGGTCGCCTGTAGAGGCCGCACTACCCAGGACAACGCTTGTCCCGTTACTCGCAGTGAAATCAGTTGTAGCGAGCTTCACGCCGTTTAGATAAACATCCACAAAGCCCACATCGTAGGTCGCCGGGAAGGTTGTGGTGGAGCCGTTATAGCCGCCAGCGCTTGTACCGACCGTATATTCCACCCGGGCAGACGTACCATTTACGGATGAGCCTGCGTTCTGCCAGCTATTGCCGTTATAAACCTTCATAACATCAGTGCTGGTGTCGAACCACAAATCACCTTCAGTCGGGCTAGACGGCGCGGTAGCCGATATGAAGTAGGTGTTTGCGAAAGAATTTACATGAGTAAGGTTCGTTGCAACGGTGTTGACGTTGGCAATGTCGTTGGCAACCGCAGCTACATTCCCTGTGGTGGCGTAATACTTCGCTGAGTAGTCTGAGCCGTTTACTGTGCCGCTTGTTTTGGTCGCCCAGTCCTCTGCCAAGGTCGCTGACGTAGATGCGGCAGTAGCTGACGTAGATGCGGCAGTCGCGCTGGTGCCGGCGCTGGTGGCGCTAGTAGCGGCCGCTGTAGCCGATCCCGCTGCCGCTGTTTGACTCGTAGCGGCATTAGTCTCGCTAGTCCCCGCAGCAGTCGCATTTGATGCTACCGAAGATTCACTTGCTGCAGCGTTTGTGGCACTGGTCGCCGCAGCAGTTGCGCTATTTCCCGCATTGGTTTCACTCGTTCCCGCCGCTGTCTCAGAGGCCGCTGCTGCAGTCTGACTGGTAGCCGCCGCAGTTTCGCTTGCCGCCGCTGCTGTAGCACTGCTTGCCGCCGCCGACTGACTGGCCGCTGACGCTGTTTGACTGGCTGTTGCGCTTGTCGCACTGGTCGAAGCGCTTGTGGCAGATGTTGCCGCGTTAGTCTCGCTGGTAGCCGCTGCAGTCTCTGATGCCGCAGCAGCAGTCCGATTTGCAGCCGAGTTGTTCTCGCTAGTGAGAGCTGCCGCCGCACTTGCCGCCGCTGCATTAGTGCTAGGCGTAATATAGGCCAGAGCCGCCGCCTCTGCCGCCGCGACAATAACCGTCTCCGCATAGAGCTTGGTCGTGGCGTGGGTAGAAGCAGTTGGTGTGCCGACGTTGACCGGTGCAGAAAAGCCAGTGCCGGAGGTTACGGGCGTAGGGAGCTTATCAAATGCCGATTCAACGTAGTCATAACGTGTGTTGATATCAACCGCTCGCGCCAGCTCACCAGCCTGCAGCGCCGTGAGCGTTGGTACATAATTGTTAGCCACTTCGTAGTCTCCGTGTCACCGTATGAGTCTCCTGGGGGAGTAGTGAAGGGTTACCCCATGAATCGTGTGGCTGGCGTTCTCACTGCCGTCAGTGCCGATATAGACGCCCATGTTCGCGCCCGTAACCGATACCCTAATCTTGGCGTCATTCGAGTAAGCGGAGCCCCAGGAAAACTCGTTCCACTCGCTGATGTCCCACAGAGATCCAGGAGATGTGTATAAAATTGGAGATTGGCCGGCAGACTGCTCACCCAGGCCGTACTCCGTGGTTGCTCTGACCACCACCTGTATCGGAGATCCCTGCACCCGGATATCGGGCTGTACTAGCCGGTATCGCTTGCGGATGGTGGGCCCCTGGTAGGCCGTAAAGTTAGTCAGAATGAATGAGTAGATATTGCTGGTGCCAAACCGGAAGCCGGTGTCCATCTTGTAGACGTTCCCGTCATTAGCACCAAACACAGATATTTCGGTTTCAGTCTCATCAATCGCAGATGCCGCACACATAACTTGCTGTGGGAATCGGGTCTTGGTGACGCCGATTAAGTCGGGGCCATTAAAAGAAAAATACAGGCCGTCTTGTCCGTTGAATAAACGGTATTGGCCGTTGGCCCTATTAAGAACCGAAACGCTGCTACTGGAGAACTCTTTGATAAGAGTTTTGACCTTTCCAGATAATGAGGCGTATGCGAAGTTGCCGTATTGTTGGGCCGCAGCCAAGCTCATTAAGCCCTGACGATCCAAGCCTACAACCTGGCCGGCGATGGACTGCATGGTGCCTGGGTATGTGCCAGCCTTGTTGAGCTCATCAAGCTGCCAATCAGCGGCAGAGGAGCCGTATAGCGTCTTACTGGAATCCTCGCAGCCAACAATCAATGCGCTGGCGTGTTCCTTTAGGTTGGTAATGGTGTCGCCAACCGCGATCTCTGCTGCCCCACCCCCTACTGTGTAGCCGCTAGGGTTGCCAATCTCTGATATATGCAAAGATGACTGAATGCCGAGCACTAGGTGCTTTTTGTAGCCCACTACTGAAGACGGGTTATCTGACGATGCGCCAGTTGATATCAGTGAGAATACTGTCCCGTTAAACTCAGTCGCCTGGTCGACGCCATTAACAATGTACATGCGCTCTTGGGCGTCTTGCCCTTGGAAGTTGTAGTTTGCAAATCTAAACGTGCCGTTAAGCGACCACGTTTTAGCGTTGTTTACCTCCACCCAGCCGGATGATGTCGCCTTATACATGCGAGCATTTGTCCCGTCCTCGCGGATGGCATACACATTCCCTTGATAAATATGAACGCCCTTTACCACGCCGCTGCCAGGCACCGATTGCGTAGCAGTAGACTGGCCATCAAATAGCGTATATCCAAAAATGCGACGATAGCCGCCATTCGCTAGGCACTCGTAGTTAGCAACATCTACAAGCTCACCAGGGCCCAGTGACAGAGGCGGAGCCTCTTGGTTGAGGCCACCTACTGCGGGAAAATACTCGAGTTTTAAGCTCACGCAATAGCCTCTGGTGCGACAATGCGAGCAAGCTGATCTCTCTGTAGGTCAGCCAACATATCTTCGTAATAAAGAAATGCCCGCTTTTCCAGCTCCGGCGCTTCGTCAAACTGCGCGTAACAACGCAGCGCCTCATACACAATAAGCATGTGGTATCGATCTGGAAGGCCAGGAGAGTCCGTGCTGTTCACCATTTCCGCCGGGACAGAAAACGACTCATAGGTCACGGTTTTATTGGAGGTAGGTTTCGCATTGAAAACCATTACTCCGTCCGGCCGAACAGACCAAACTGAAGGATCCCCATCTTGGATAACGCGATAGGCGTTTGCGAAATCATTGTAATCTTCTGATTGTAAGAATGACTGGCCTAACGACACCCGCTTGATGGTTTCAACCGTGCTGGGCAACGTGATCGTAGAAGTGGCAGCGGTTAGCGTTGATGTGCCCGTGCTCCACATCCAGTTCCAATCAGCTCGAGAAGATTGAATTTTCAGCCAGGCATCGTTAATCCAGTTGACTATTCTTCCCATGTCGCCGGTCTGACTGGTAACGGTGGCCGGCCCACCATCAGCAATTCCTGATTCTTGAACCAGTCGTTGGCATAAGGAAAGAAAATTCATATTGTCCCTTTATGTGGTTACGCTGAATGGATAGGTGTGCTTGATGGTCTGCTTGCCTTTTGCGTCGGTAATGACTTGCTTGGCATCACCTAAAACGGTCGCTACTTCCGGGGGGACAGGTACGTGTTCGCCTCTACGAATCCAAAAGTTCTTGCCGTTTACGCCCACAAAAACAGGACGCTGATCTGCCTCATCTTCATTGATGAAAACCTTTACCCAACCTTTCTTTCGGTCAGCCTCTTCATCAGCATCTGCGGATTCGGGCTTCTCTGCCGGCTCGATGTTGACGGCTTTGCGAATGCGATCTCTGAGCGTATCGGCACTGGGATTGCCTTTAACGACAATGCCAAGAATCCGAGCCTGCTCTTTAAGCTCCTCTAGGTTTAGGTTGTACAAATTAACTTCAGACATACTGCTCTCCTGCGGCCCGTAGGCGGCTTGTAAATGGAGGAGCTGACACAAGCGCATGAATATCCCATTTGCGTACCTTGTGCGGCCTTAACTGAGGTATGGACATATACCTCGCGTAGCAACGTCTTGCCTGCCTGCCAGCTCCATAAAAAAAGGGGCCGAAGCCCCAACAAAAAAGGGGCCGAAGCCCCTATAGGTTTTGCTATCTACCGATTAAAGCGCAGTAGCTGAACACTCAAGTCGGCACAACCAAGCCTCATTGGCAATGAAAGCCTTGTGGTAAGTCTTCCAGCCAACCATGCCCTTCTGACCGAGAGGGTCAGACTTGTCGAGCTGACCAGGGTTGATGACGCTAGGTGTAATAGCTTCAGCTCCCTTCAGCGCAACGTGGCCGTATGACTCTTTCGCGCAGTACACGACTGGGTACACATCGGCTGCTGATCCGCCCGTGGAAACCATGCTTCCAGCAGTACCGCCGCCATTGGCGATTGAGGTCAAAACAGGCGTCAAGATGTATCGCACATCTTCTACCTTGCCGATCTCATAAGGCAGAGCCTTCATAGAGCCGTAGGTCTCAGTCGGCGTAAAGCCAGCCAAGCCACGGATATCTGACTCCAGATCAGTGTGAGCAAAAGCAATGAATGCCGGTGCCACTGCCTCAGTATTGAACTTCACAGATGAAGACAACATTTGCGTCATCTTCTTGCCGCGATTGCCTTTGAGCTGTCGAGTGATAGCTCGCTGCTTGTTCAAGGTGATAACAGTATTCACTGCACTTCGTGCCGAGCCATTGGCGTAGAACACGTTGGTTCCACCCTGGAGAACACCCCACATAAGGGTTTCGATTGTCTCCATAGCTTGCTCGCCACACATCATGCTGGCGTCTTTCAGTACCGGATCCTCTGCCAGATCGTCAACGACATCGGTAATCTCAACCACTGAGCCTAACTGCGCCAGGGTAACGCTTACATCTTCGTAACCGAGCGCTAAAGCAGTGGGTGGAGAGCCTTCTGTCAAAGGCGTAGTGGCTACTGCCAGGGGTACAGGGCGACGAAACTTGACGTTGTTCGCCTTGTTCTTAGGCATAGGCTTAATCATGCCAAACTTTGACAAGCAAGCGATTGGCTCTGCGTGAGCCAGCATTTCCTTCGCCGCATACGCATTAGTACGCTGACTCAGGTTCGAGTAAGTAGTGGTTGCCATTTTGATTTCTCCTCATTGGGGTCACTGATAGGCAAATTAAAAAGTTCAATTCGACCGATCACCTCGCTCAATGAGGGAGTCCAACGACAACGCGGCTTTCGCGGCGTTAGCTGTCCTGCGTCACTTGCTTTGGTGTAGGTGCGGGTTTGTGTCCTTACTGGTTATCGTCGCTCGTCTTGCTCAACGAAGTAGTCAAATGCGGCATTGAAATCGCTTTCTGGCGGCACTACTTGCTGGGAACGACCTCCCCTCGATGGGACGTTCTGTGCTTGGCGAAGCTGCTTCTCTCGACGCTGCTTCAGTTCCGAGTTGCCCGGCTGGATTGCCGGAGCGTTCTCGTTCTTCCAGACGCGCAACAAATACGCCGCGTCTCCTGCTTGCTCGCTTTCCATCATCTGCCGGACGTTATGCGGCTGCGTCGAAATCCAATGATTGAATTCCGGCGAAGCGGCAATCTTCTCCCAGTCAGGATGTTCTGCGGCAAGCATTGAATACTGTTGCTGCACATAGTTTTCGTGCAGTTGGCCCTGGATCGGCTCAAGCTGCTGCTTTAAAGCGGCAACCTCTTCTGCGTGGGCCTGCTTGGTTTGCTCCACCAAAGCAGTCATCCCTTCAGCAATGTCGGGATAGTCTTCTTTGACGGTTTTCCATCGATCGTCACTAATGCCGGGGTTAGCAGCCTGTGAAGACCGTAGCCTCGCGATCTCTTCGTCACGCTCTTTAAGCTGTCGCTGGTAAGCGTTCTGTCTACCTAGATCGGAGTTGTACTTGTGGCGCTCTTTTTGCAGCTCTTGGCGTAATGCCGCAAGCTCAGAGGAAGCGTCATTTCCCGGCTCTTCGCCTACCTGCCCTTTGGTTTCTTCTTCTTCTTTTTCTTGCCCTTCCCGTAATGGTACATCGGCGTCTCCTGTCTCTTCTGGGGAATTGCTTTCTGGGGCTTCAGCAGGCGGGACACCACCTGTCAGCTCTTCAAAAGCATCTTCAAATGATTGCTCTGCATTTTCTTCAGACATAAAAATCCCTAGCGGCTCTTTCGAGCGGCCATAAAAAAAGGGCCGAAGCCCCTGGTTAATGTTGGTTAATGGCGGTTAGTTAATGTCTGGCGGGCTTTCGATTAAGCCTTCCAGTTTTTCCAGCAGCGCCAACGCACCGCGCTGATGATCTGAGTCGCGATCAGCAATCAAAAAATCTATGCAGTCTTTTCGCTCTTCAGCAATAAACTTCTCGATAGCTTTCCAGGTTGCCGAATACGGATCGATCATCCGAAGGTGTCAAACCCATTCGATATGTTGCGAGAGCGCAACTGAGCGTCCGTCAGCCGAACATTCGTCGTGGCAGCGGCCTTGTCTCGGTCTGTGCGAATCTTCTCTGCATCAATAGCCATCTTTGTTTGTAGCTGGTCGCTGCTCATCTGGTACTTGTTTTTTAGCTGGGCTAACTGAATCCGCTCCTCGAGTTCGAGCTTCCTGGCTTCGAGTTCAAGTTTGGCCTGCTCAATCTGCCCCTTCATCATCATTTCAGCTTGATCTTGCTCTATGCCGGCCTGGGCCTTCTGTGCATCTAATTGCAATTTCTGAGTCTTTAACTGTATTTCTACTTGCGCCAGCTCTGCCTTCAACTGGTCAGCGCCACCGCCGGCCTGCATTTGCATCATTTGCTGCTGCATCGCCTGCTGCTCTTCTTCCATCTCGGCAATCTCTTGGTCATCCAAGGTGATCTGGTCGTATGGCAGTTCAAGCGACTTAGCGATCTCTCTGTCTAGCTCTGCCCAATCTCTGCGCTTGGCAAACTCTGGCACCGACATAGACAGATTGGAGTAAATCATCAGGTTCTCTTGTTGCTTCTCGCGCACCAGCAGCGCACCCGATCCTCTGGCCTCAATACTGAAGTCGCCCTTCACATCTGAGCGATCGTTGAATTGCATGTTCCAATCGTAAAATCGCGTAATTAACGGCCTGGTAATGTCATCGTCCCAGTTCTTTACCGCCTTACGCAGTACGATATTGGAGCTGTTCATCAGCATCGCCATGCCAGAGCTGGTCTTGGTGGTGTGCTGGCCCATTTCACCTTGGGCGATCAATGGCAAATTGGTTTCTTCGTCAGCAAGCTGCCGCGCCATGCTGAAAATGTTTGCCAGTTCGACCTGGTGACTCGGGGTCGCAAATGAGGCAAATGCTTCCTGCACTGATCGCGTCTTATCCCTGAGATACCAAATCTTCTTGGGCGTCATATTCCACGACCCGTCAGCCGGGTACAGGAGCTCTTTGTTAATCACTAATTGATCGGCTACTGATAGCCCCGCGTTGTCCATCATCATTCGCCAGGAGGCGTTTATGACCTTCTGAGCGCTACGCATAAGGCAGGGCACACCAAACCCAAAGATCGAGGACTCATCTTTTTCCCAGTTAAACACTGAGAATGGCCGCTCATCGGAATCCATTGGATTGAGCGCAACCTTGATGACGCGATCACCTGAGAAGAAAACGGTAGCCTCTACTTCATCATCCAGCTCATCGATCTCTTCGTCTTCATAGTCGCTGTCTGACATCTTCATTGCATCGACAAGCTCTGACTTAGAGATGGGCCCGTGGTATTCCCATACCTCGTATTTATTACCCTCGCCTACTGTATTGATCCCAGTAATGTTGCGGATATCGTCAGTAAAATCCTTGGCAATATGGCTGATCTTTGCATCCTGCTTTACGATTTCACGAAGCTGGCTGACCAATACCCCAGGCAATTGGGCCATATCCCGCAACTGCTTTTTGGATAACCTCCGGCGCTCAAAAATAAACTCCGCCTCACTGATCGTCTTGGCGGACATATCCGGGTAAAAATCCCAGGGGTCTATGCGCTCTACCGTTGGCTCTAGCGCCTCTACAATCTGCATCACCGACATGCCGTCAGGCATAACGTCCCAGCGCTTTTTAGTCCGGCCAATAATCACTGGGCCCTTTAGAACCGCAGTTCCTAGCTGACACGCATCGTGGATAATGTCCCGTGCCTTGATGTGATATCGAGACTCAAGCAACTGGTCATCGATTGCATCTTGCATCGCCATTGCCGAATCAGTGGCTTCACTGGTAATGCGACGGGCCATCTCTACGGTATTGGCGTCCTCTTCCGTCTCAGGCATTTGCTTGCTGATGTAATCAAGCTCTGGCACTGGAGTGGCGTAGATACCGAAATTTCTGTCATCGGTTGGAAACAGCATGTCCTGCAATCGCGCTTCTGCAGCGTTTGTCTTGTTCCGCGTGATATTGACGAATATCTCAGAACCCTTGGCCCTGGCGAGCTTTGCCGCCTCGTCAGACGCATATTCGCCGTGGTACTGACGGATATCGTCAAGCCACCGTTGCTCTACCTGATTCTTTTTGCCAACTTGCTCAGACGCTAATCGATTAAGCCGGGAAGCAAAAATATGCAGGCGCTCAGCAACTTCGAGCTCATGCTCTTCCGCATCTTGCGGATTCATGGCCTCGTCGCTGTAACCGTCAATCTCTTGCATTTAAATTCCTCAATACCCGGCAACCTTGTCTACCACCACAGGCCGCTCAATCATTTCGATTTCATAACGTGCCAAGGGTTCGGCAAAGGTTAGCGCCAGCGCATCCGCGCAATCCGTAGAGCGATAACCACGCTTTTTTATATCGTCTTTGCTTTCCAGTTTGCGCCTAGAATTGCTGTCGTATTTGTACAGCGGGGCGCATAAATCCGTATGCAAATCATCCCGGTCAGGGATCATTACTGGCGCATCACCATCTAACCAATCGCGCATTAACCACCACATCTCTGCCCGGCGGTTTATAAATTTCTGGGGGTCTAAAGCAGCACTACCGAAGTTAATCGACGCAACAACTTCCTCGTGCCCTAGCTCTATCAGGCGATCCACAACGCCAGCTCCTAAGCCGCCAACATCAATAGCAACCTGGTCTGGTTTTTCCTTGGAAATCATCGTGTGAACAATGCCCGCAACTTCCATCGTAGACTTGTTCTCGAATGTCTCCAGGTAGTAAGCAGAGCGACCCTTCCGCCTCACGATCGCCGTGCGGTCATCACCGAACCTGGCCGGGTCAACGCCAATAATTAAGGGCCCTACCGCCAGCTCCTTGTGCTTCCGCGCCTGCACTACCAACTCGGGCTGAATCAGGCTGTTGCCACCCGTTACCTGGAACGCTTCCTGGGCAGTCATCGGATACTCTTGCCGGAAGGCAAAAACACCGTCTATGCCATCAGCAGATAGCTCAGCTATTTTCGAGCGTCTAAATGCTAACTGCTCCATATCGAGGCCATACAGCGCTATCAGCGCATCTTCCTCTTCCGTAGTGGAGAAGCCTTCTGCCTTCTTCCTGTATTCATCCTGCCAGTACCAAGGAACAAATATGGCCTGGAATGGACTCAGACCAGCCTCGGCCTGCTGCCACTGCTGGTAGAAATAATTGCCTACACCGTTAGCCGTAGACTCGAGGATGATCTCTGTGTCCTGCTCGTCAGGGACAGCCTGCAATATGCCCTTGGCGTGTTCAGCAGCGTTGGGCCAGTACGCAACCTCAGAACCGTGGAAATACTGAATCGTTGTTCCACGACCAACACTCTTGTTCCCGGCGGTGCCTACCTTGTAGCCCGAGTCTAGCTTGCTGAATATCAGCTCTTTGGCATTGCTTGCGCCCGTGGCAGGCTTCACAAAATCTGGTGCGCCCTGGTGGTATCTCTCCACCATCTCAAACAAGGCGCTGGTCGAATCGGCCTCATGCGTCAATATGAACGCCCTGACACCATTTCTGTGCGTAGTCTTCCAGTAATACCGACCCTCAACGTATGTCGATACGCCCTGCTGCCTGCCCTTGAGAATGATCGCCCTAACCTGGCCGGTTTGGCGTCTCTGCTCCTCAATGCAATCGTTTATGTAACGCTGGGCCTTGTTCAGCAGTAGGTTTTTAATCTCTCCACTTTTTGACCGGACTGTAAGGACGTTGCGAGCATAAAATTCGAAATCGTCTTTTAGCTTTAGCCGGGTCAGTTCAAGCTGCTTAGCCACTCTTCTTGAGATACCTCTGTCACTGAAGCCTTTACCTCGGTCGACGATAATCTCGCGTGGACAAAAGGTGCGGCTGCTTTGGCTGCATCTATCCGATGCCGGATTTCTTCAGCTTCGTTTTGGTAGATCGAGGCGAGGTATTCGAGTGGGGATAGCCCACCGTTTGCGGTTACGCGCTCGATCTGTGCTTTGGATGATTTATTAAAACTGCCCTTTGGCCTGCCCCTGGCCTTCTTGGGCTGCTCATCAATATCGTGATCGCAATCGTCATCGAAGCGATCATCATCCCAATCATTAGGCATAGCCTAGGTCTCTGGCTACAGAGGGAGGCATCGGCGGCAACCCTTTCATCTTGCCCATTTGGGGCGCCTTGGGTTTGACCCGCTGTAGCAGACCTTTAACAGGGGTCGCAGGAACGCTCATGGTCTGCTGAGCCTTCTGTGTCAAAGCCGCTGGTAACATTTGCTGACCAGCCATTGCCGCACCCTGAGACGCACCCATAGGCGCTGTTGGCGCAGTCATTGTGTATGGGGCTGGAGCCCCGTAATTGGTGTTGTAATTCATTAGGCGTCGATCTCCGCTATTAGCCTGGACTCGATAATCCGATCTAGTTTTTCGCTGATTGCTCGCAGATCCTCTCGCATTTCGGATCTCATTAGTTCCCGGTCAGCTCTCTCAAGTTGTAGCCGCTCACGGTGATCCTGAGTTAGCTGGCGAAGATCGTTCTCTACTACCTCAATGGCACTAGCATTAAGCGCTACACCCTCAGATACGGCACCAAACGCAATGACGCCAGAAATCACTAACCCCGTAGTCATCAGCACATCACCCCAGCTAATCCTTGGCTCCAGCGAAAACTGCATTAGTTTTTGCCACCCTTCGCAAACCTTTCCATTGCCGGCCCCACTACCTTGTCCAAATGAGGCGCTGCAAAATAGAAACTGAGTATCAGCATGACAGCGCCCGTCATCCCGTCAGCGTGTTCTTGAGTTAGGTCGGACGCCTCCCTCATGCGGTCAGCTATTTCCGGCTCCACAAATATCGCCGCAATAACCATGACCCAGCCGAAAATGTATTGCATTAACCACACAAAGGTTATGGATACTGCAATCAACCTTCTCGCCAATGCCTGCCCACTTGTGGACTGCATCCAATCGATCACCATCGCCCGGGCCTTCTGGCGCTCGGCAGCGGCGTCGTTTGCTTTCTCCTCGTCGGTGTAGACCAGGGCATCGAGGCTATTCGATATACCCGATACGGCTGCGCCTATGGCCTTCTCAGAGCCAAAAATTTTGCCTATGAGTGACCCTAGCGCCATTGCCTATTACCCTTGTGCTTCGCCTTACGGCCGTGTCGCTTACGCTTGTCCTGGTGGATGAAGTGAGTGCGGTATAGATTCTTTGTTCGCATCACTCGCCCTCTTCATCAAACTCGGCAAGCACGTTCGATTGCTCGGCCTCCAGCAGCGGATACAGATAGCCACACACACAACACGAAATAATGTGGTGTTTCGGATTGTTAGCGTCCACCTTCCAGGCAAATATTGCTGACTCGCAGACCCCACACTCGATTACCTCAAGCTCAATGGTGACTGCCTTCGCCTTTCCACCATCAATGCCAACCAGATCACCCATTGTCCCTGGCTCGCCGGATGTCGCAGCGGTGGCGCTCTACCTCGCCATATTCCTTGTCATGCACGATGCAAAACATATCCCGGCCAGATCGGTAGCCCGAATTCATGTGCCAGGCGTCTTTAGCTGCCAGGGTGCGGAATGACTCAACCACACTACCTCTCAGCTCCTGCCGGGTCGTATGGTGGATATGCCCCGTGTACCAGTACCGATGCTGACTCTGGGCCCACATCTCAGGCTTATCAGTCGCCATAATCTCGGTCAGCGCATTGAGCTTGATCGTGTCACCGTGGGTACAGGCGATCAGCGTTTTCCCGTGCTGGAAATAGTGAAACTTGTTTGTGGTCGGCAGCACTTCCACCCGGGGCTCTGCGTGAAAATACGCAGCCAGGAACGCACTCAGCATGACGCTAGTGTGATCGTCGTGATTACCGATGCAATTCACCACCGATACCCTGGGGTGCTTGGTCAATGCCAGGGTGATTAGATCCACCATCAACATGCAGCCAGCCTGCAAGACCTGGGGCCATCGAGTATCCACATCTACCGGGGTGCCCCGGGTTGTGGTGTTGGCCCTGTTGTCAGCGTGGAAAAAGTCACCCAGATTCGCGATCAATGCGTGATCGGTCTTAGGCGCTACTGCCACCAGCCGGGAGGTAGCGTTTAGTAAATCCTCCCTGGCAATCTTCACATCGAAGTTTTCCCCGGCTTCCTCTGCATGGGCATAGCATCCAATGTGCGGATCGCCCATCACATAGCAGGCCAAAAGGTCGCTAGTGTCAGATGTCGGTGCTTTCCTGGGGCGATAGACGCCCTTGTACCCATCCATCGCCTCGGAAATGGCTTCTCGGATCTGTGAGAGCGCCTCTGCGGGCCCCTGCTGGGTTTTAACCCATTGGGCCTTGACGTCCCCTTCCTCGCCGTAAAGGGTAGATGTGCCCTTAACCACGAAGCCCTCGGCGGTCTCGTGAACCATGTCATGGTCAGGTGCTACGCCTCGCAGCGACGCCTCTTTCTTAATCCTCGCCAGGCTCTTGTATAGCTTGCGCTCGGCAATACCTAGAATCTTGGCGGCGGCAGCGTTCGATTTCGCCTGGAGCAGCGCATCAAGCAGCTCGTGCTGTCGCGCCGTCGTAGCGAACGGTCGCAGATATTCGTATTTGTTCACGGGTTAGCTGCCGAGCTTTAACCTCTCGGCAACATCCCGGGCCCTGGCGGGTGTCTGCTTGGCCCACAGACTGTCTAGCGCTTCTGTCTCTGCCTGCATCCAATCCCCACGCTTCAGCGCCTCAATCATGTTCTCAAAGCCTAGAACGCCCTCGACGCCCATCTGATAGGCCATCTCAAGGATGCAGTGCTGCCGGGCCGTGTTGAGCTTTCCGAACCAGTCGTGAACCTTTAACCGCGTCTCGATGGTCTGCAGATAGTCTCGCAGTAGCAGCTCCGCTACGAACGATGGGACACCGTGCCCGCCTTCCTCGATCATGGTTCCGTAACCGATTGTCAGGTGCCCCAGGCTGCAGCGGTACGCATGGCGGCGATAACCCTCAAACTGCTTAACCCTCGCCAATAGCTCGGGATCTTGGCTTGCCCCCATCGTCATGCGATCGCTTTAGAAAAAGACCCTAGATATCAATAACATACCGCCCATGACCGCTACGGTAGCAAGCCATAAAGCCACAGCAACAGCAGCCGCAGCGCCAACCAATAATCCCTCAAGCCTGGGGGATCCCATTACCGCTGAGCCCGGGCGTCAGTCATCAAGCCCAGAGATCGTCTAGTTCATCAAATACGCCGTCATTGTTCGTATCGCAATAACGGTTAAAGGTCACCTGATCGAACGTCAGCCCGTTGGCCCAGGGCACAAAATCTTTGCACCACTCCACCGATCCAGGCTGCAAACCATCAGTCGGGGTTGCCACATAGTCCCTGGCAGACCAGGGCACCTGGACGCGGAAAAAAGTGTCCTTATTGCTTAGCACCTGGCGCTTAAACAGCGAGCTGGCCGGAGTGCTGATGTAAATCTCTTGCTCGCCCTCGAGCGTGTATGTAGAGCCGTCATGGTAATTAATCACAGTCTCCGCGGATGCCTGGGAAACGCTAAGCACCAGCGCAGCGGTTATGAATCGCAGCATACGAAATCATCCTTTTTGGATAGCAAAAAAAAGCCCCGCACAAGGCAGGGCTAAACTCTTTAGGAGGTTCACAACGGACTAGGTTCCCATCCGACTAGCGGCGGACGGAGCTTTGCCCGCTGAACATTGTCAACCAAATTAAACCAAAGATAAATAATTTTCTGGCCACATGTTGACACCACTAATTCCATCGAGTAGATTCGGTATATCTAATCCAGTTTGGACTAGATAAAAAACAACTACTCGATACTTGGAGGTATCACAAATGTCAGACCGAATACTCAGTTCCATCGAAGCAACAGTCAACGATATCCAGGCGATAACTGCCGCCCTTGTTGCTGAATCATCCCCCGCAGCCGAGACCAACCCGATCGACACCGATGCCAAGGAGATCGAGGAGCAAATGCACCGCGCCGACAATGACGTAAACGGCAACCCTCGCTATATCCTGCATTTCCTGGCGTTCGATAACGATTACGCCACAGCCAAGGAGATTGCCAACTCCCTGGGCTGGTCAGTCTATCGAGCCAAAAGCCACGGCGGCTGTTTTGTCGGCCAGTCCTACAGCACCGCAGCCGAAGCCCTCTACATCGCCAAAGCCCGAGCCCGGCTGGCTGGGGGTGAGGCATGA